GCCAATTTAGGCATTGGCTCTCTCTACTCCGATGCCGATATTGAGGAAATATGCAGTACAGCTGAGGATTTAGTAGATAGTTACCTGTGGTACAACTCAGCACCTGTTGTTGGCAGTCAAATAAGCAACAACACTGCATCGTTAACATTAGCAAACCCTGCAACATTTGTTGTAGGTCAATCTATAACAGTTACAAAATCTGGCAGCACCTACAACGGCACATACACAATTACAGGTGCATTTCCTGGAACTACTGTGCCGCTATCTATTGCCACAGGTTTATTTTTAGACTACCTATACCGATACCCGTCAGGTTATAGCGTTGTGCAATATGCAAAAACGGCAGCTGACGATGCATTTCATTTGATTAAACCTTATGGCGTTGTCAAAGGGCCGTTTCACAGCACAGCTTACTCTGCAACACCAGCCATAAGAGAAGCAGCAATGATTGTAGCTGTTGACATATTCCAGGCACGTCAGGTTAGCCAAACTGGTGGGGTGGGCATGGACGGCGTAAGCGCCAGTCCGTATCGTATGGGTTATCAGCTTATAAACAGAGTGCGTGGCCTCATCCAGCCATACAGTTCGCCAAACTCATTAGTCGGTTAACATGCCAGCTGCAATTACGACATTACGCAGCACACTTGCAGCAGATTTGACTAACGCAGGTGTGTGGTCAACCTTTGCATTTCCGCCTGCAACACTTATACCTAACAGTGTTGTTATTACGCCAGGTGATCCGTATTTAACACCTACAAACAATGACAACATAACTATTGCACCGCTAGCAAGTTTCAAGATACTTATTGCAAAGCCAGCATTAGACAATCAAGGCAACCTAGCAGGCATGGAGGATTACATACTTGCGGTTGTAACAAAATTAGCTGCATCAACACTAACACTTAACATTTCTAGCGTTTCCTCACCTAAAATTGTCGCAGCACAAAGCGGTGATTTATTGGTCAGCGAAATTACAGTATCAATACTAACCAGTTGGAGTTAATTATGACATTATTACCAGAGGATTTAGCCTTCTTGAAAAAGATAGGTCAAATAACAGATAAACCAGCACCACAACCAGCACCAGCAAAAGATAAGGACAAGGAGTAACAATGGCCGTATTTCTTAACAATGCCGCAGTTGTCACACTTAACAGCGTTGATCTGTCAGCGTTTGTTACAGCTGTGACAATCAACCAATCATTTGACGAGCTTGAAATAACAGCAATGGGAGATACAGCCCACAAGTTTGTCAAAGGATTAGAGGCAAGCACAATTACGCTTGATTTCTTAAATGACAATGCCGCAAGCGCCACAATTCAAACATTGCGTGCAGCTTATGGCACAACTGTCCCACTAACAATTAAGCAAACATCAGCTGCAACTAGCGCAAGCAATCCGCTATACAGCACAACAGTACTAATTAACAATTTGCAAAACGTTAACGGCGCTGTAGGTGACATCTCAAATCAATCACTTACTTTGACCTGCAACAGCGTTATTACAGTAACTACATCCTGATAGGTTAACCAATGGCACAATTAAAAATCACTAGGGTTACTGGCGAGGTTACTAACCACAAAATTACGCCAGGTGTTGAGTATGCCTTTGAGTTAAAGTATGGATCAGGTATTGGCAAAGTCCTACGTGATCATGAACGGCAAACAGAGATTTACTGGCTTGCTTGGGAGTGTTTGCGTAGGGCTAATGTGACTGTGCCTGTATTTGGGCTAGATTTTATTGACACGTTAGACACAGTAGAAGTATTGGATGACGAAAAAAAATAAATAGGCGGGGATCAGTGCTATACACAATAGCTGAGTTAAGTGTAGAAACTGGCATACCGCCTAAAGAATTTTTAGAGATGGACAGCGAAATGTATGCCGCAATTATACAAGTGCTGACCGACAGAGCTAAGGAGATCCGCAATGCCAGCAGAAGTCGTAGGCGTTAAAGATGTGCTAAAAGGCCTTAGCTTTATAGATGATGATATGTACGCACGTATCAGGGGTGCTATTTCACCTTTAATGCGGCAGGTTGAAGCAACCGCCAAAGGTTATGTACCAGCCAACACAGAAGTTTTATCAGGCTGGAGTAAACCAATATCGCCAGAAGTAAACTATCGACCATTTCCAAAATACGAGGCAGCAAATGTGCGTGGTGGTATAGGTTACAAAGAAGGACAAAACCGAAAATTCAAAAATGGTTTTCAAGTCGAAAATTATGTTTACAACATTAACGCAGCTGGCCGTATTTATGAAACTGCTGGCCGATTAAATCCACAAGGCCGTGCGCCATTCCAGTCAATAGTATCTAAAGGCGGATCTGGCACTATGGTTAAAAAAACTAGGACAGGTAGATCGACTGAACAATATGATTCAAACAACCCTTTTGCTGGTTATCAATTTGTTACATCTATGCCAGAGTTAACTTCACAGCCAAAAATTAAAGATATACGATCTGGGGGCCGTAAAACTAAGGGTAGAATAATTTATAAAGCTTGGGCTGAAAAAAGTCCAGCAGTTTATGATGCAATACTTAAAGCAATTACATCTACAGCTAATTATTTTAATGATTCTACAGAATTGAAGAAGGTGGCATAGTGGCAAATGTAGTCGTATCGGCCTTAGCAACCTGGAATGGTAAAGCACTAAAAAAAGCCAAGCAAGATGTAGATGTATTTAATAAACAATTAAAATCTTTAGCACGCACCTTTGGCGTTACCTTTAGCGCTGCCGCAATAGTTAGTTTTAGCAAAAAGGCAATAAAAGCATTTAGCGATGATGAAGCAGCCGCTAAGAGACTTGCCCTACAGCTACAAAATACTGGCAACGCATTTAGAGTAGATGAAGTTGAAGGTTACATAAAAAGCCTAGAAAAAACTAACGCAATACTTACAGATCTTAGAGCACCTTTTCAAACTTTACTAAACCTTACTGGATCTGTTGAATTAGCGCAGCGTTCATTAGAAGCGGCACTAAACATAAGCGCAGGCACTGGTGAAAGTTTAAGCACAGTTATATCTGCTATTGCAAATGGTATTAGAGGTCAAACTAAAGCAATTAAAAACTTAAACACAGGTATTGATGCCAACATAATTGCTACTGGCGATATGAATCAAATTATGGCAGCGCTAGAAAAACGCTTTAGTGGTCAGTCAGCAGCTCGGCTAGATACTTATGCTGGCAAGATGGATGTATTGCGCAAGGGTGCAGATGAGGCAACAAAGTCTATTGGAATTGGTTTGGTTAATGCTTTAACAATACTTAGCAAAGATAATTCTGTTGAAAGTTTAGCGACCAATTTTGAAAACTTAGGAAACAACATAGCTTTTGCTATTGAAGAAATGGCTAAACTAATAAAAAAGTTCGACGATCTTGTAAAAAATCCAACCTTTGCCGCTGGTCTTGTGGCGTTAGCCGCCTTGTCCAAAAATCCTAAAATTTTAGCCACAGCAATAGGTACAGTTGGTTTAAGTGCTGCTAGTAATGTTGCTTTGGGTGGTAGCAAGACTTCTCGCTCAACAGCTCTTAACAATGCGAACGCTAGAGAAAACAGAATACAACTAAAAGAAATTAAAAAAGGCACAACTTTTCGAAAGTTAGAAAACGAACAATTAAAGAAAAAAACCGAAGTAGATAAACTAGCGGAAGAATTCGATTTAGAGCGCATTGGCTTGATGAAGGCGCTAAACGAAACAACGGATGCGGAAACAAAACTGCGTTTACAGGCTAAAATTGCAATACTAAACAACAACGAGGCGCTAGCAAAAAAGTTATTGGCAGAGATGGATGCAGCACGTAAAGCAGCTGAGTTAGCGGAAGCAGCACGCAAAGCAGCTGAAGCGCTAGCAGCAGCAGGCAAAGCTGCACAATTATTTGCAATGGGTGCTGTGCAACGTGGCGAGTATGGCGCAAGGCCAATGACAGTGCCAAGCGTGCCTACATTTCAGCCGTTGCCTACATTTGCAAGCGCACCTGTAATGATGGGTGCTGTGCAACGTGGCGAGTACGCTACTGTCAATGTCAACGTAGAAGGCAGCGTGTTGACCGATCAAGATTTAACAGACACAATACAACGCACAATTTTGCAAATAAATAAACAAGGCAGAGGCACAACACCTGCTGGCGGCCTATCTGGTGGCACATAATGGCAGCACCTACAGTAAACGCAATTATAAATTTTAGCACTGGCCCTAGTTTTGCGCAGGCCATGATTTTGGATACAGGCGAGTTAGATGTAAACATACTCGCAGATGCAGCTAGCGTTATTGTTGATGTGTCTAACAAAGTTAATTACGTGCATACAACTCGTGGCCGTAGCGCACTCGCAGATCAATTCCAAACAGGTAATTTAACCTTGCGAATTGTAGATCAAAACGGCGACTTTAATCCCAGCAACCCTGCATCGCCATATTACACGTTGCTAACACCAATGAAGAAAGTGCAAATAACAGCAACGCACAGCGGCACAACTTACGGCATATTTACAGGCTACATTACAAGTTATGTAACAACACAACCTAGAGAAGCAACAGAGGTTGCCTATACAACCA